TAAAATAACATCTAGTAAATTTACTTGTAAGTAAATTTACTTGTAAGTAAATTTTAGTCTATTATATAAGTCTTACTATATATAAGTATTGTGGTGGCAATTAAGATTCATACCAAGTCATACTGGTAATTAGTAAAATTCACTTTTAATTAGTGTTCGTTACACATTTTATGTACAAATATTAATTACCAACGCAATATTATATATGCCCGATTTTTATAAACTCGTCAATGTGTTACTTGATTGGTATATCTCTAGAGGGGACAAACCAAAGATAATAGAACAAACCTTCCGGAATCCACGTACATACAAAAGTTTATACTGTAAATATGAAAATGATGATAAAGGATATGAAAAATTTGTAGAAGAATACCATAAACAATTTACATTTGTTCATTACCGGTCAGATAAATTGGTGATTTACGCTACATTTACTCCAAATCCTCACTTTTATATCGTCGAAATACTGTGTGACGGTCAATGCAAAATAACGCCATTCATAAATAGAATAACTTTTTAAGTAAATTTATATAATTCTTAATTATATACTCACACTCGCTTTGTTCGTTCACTCGCACTCCTTTCAGTCGTATCGTATGGAATCTATTTACGAAGCTTTTAATAATCTAATTATTGACGAATATGACAACAAACCAGTTGTCAGTAAAGATATTGATGATTTAGTGGATAAATTAGAAAACAATCTTAGAATCACTAGAATGAGTGAACCAAATCGTTTCGGATTGCAAATGGCCAAGGTCATTGACCTTTCAACTGGAAAAGAAATTGAAGTATGGGTTGAAGCCTCATCGGCACCTCTAGACTATAAAGATTGGGAAAGTGATGAAGAAGGTTTTATGGGGGAAGACGATTATGATATGGAAGGTATGGAATATGATTATGGAATGACTGATGGTGACGACGCGTCTTTGAACGCCACATTATACGGAATGTCCGATACCCAACTTAAATATATTCATTCGAATTTGCATAAAATGTCCAAAAAAGAATTGATTAGTTTGATCAAAAAGTGTGTCAAATAAATTTAAAAATAGTTATATATTTTTACATTTAACACTTTTGCCGTTTTCAAAGAGCCGTTAAAGATAATGTTTTTGGTCGGCTTTTTTTGAAAAAGCCGTTATAAAGCCGATTTACTGACGAATTTAACCCCAAATCTGGAAGATATATTACTTTTACTGGCAGTAATACTAGGTTTATTCCACAATAACCATCTAGACCAGAATCCAGCAGTTTTTATGCCACTTTTGGTCCAATTTTCACGAGCGCGATGGCGATTAATATAGCGTTGTTTGCGGTCAGGATCCTTGTGTTTTGTATAATCACTGGCCCCTGATTGACCAAAATGAATAGTCCGTCCGTCTACCGTAACGGCGTATTTCTTGCCTGCTTTGGGTGATTTTCTTAGATAAACTTTGACCATACGAACGAAGTGAGTGCGAGTAGCGAAGTGAGTGCGAGTAACGAAGTGAGTGAGTGCGAGTTAGTGTAGAGAGTATATACTATATATAAATACTAAAAAATGCCAAAAAATTAGTTAAAATTATTTAAAGATTACTTCATAGTCAAGTATAACTAGATATACTATTATAAACTAAACACTTGAAACGTATGACAGAATTTAACGGAGCAGTTGGTATTGATTTGGGAACTACCTATTCGGTAGTTTCGGTATATCAAGACGGAAAGTCAGAAGTAATCGCAAATGATCAAGGTAATCGCACTACACCTTCATGGGTCGCATTTACTGAAACTGAAAGATTGTTGGGAGACGCGGCCAAGAATCAGGCCGCCAAGAATCCCAAAAATACTATTTTCGACGCCAAGCGTTTGATTGGCCGAGGATTTAACGATCAGTCAGTCCAGTCCGATATCAAACATTTCCCATATACCGTTGTATCAGACGCGAATACCCCGACTATCCAAGTAGAATACAAAGGTGAAACCAAGAAATATCGACCGGAAGAGATTTCATCAATGGTCTTGACCAAGATGAAGGAAACTGCCGAGGATTATCTTGGGAAAAAGGTCACCAAGGCCGTCATTACCGTCCCGGCATATTTCAATGATGCCCAACGTAATGCCACCAAGGATGCTTGCCGAATCGCCGGTATGGAATGTCTCCGGATTATTAACGAACCAACCGCTGCTTGCATGGCCTACGGTTTGGATAAGAAGTGTAATGATAAAAACGTGCTTATCTTCGATTTGGGTGGTAAACGTTCTGCCTCCCCCTGTTCTTGTTAGAACCGGCGCTCCCGTAAGGAGTTGATAAAAATGGGTGAATTGCGGGAAACCCGTAAAGTCTTTTAGTACTAACCTATAGTAGTGATACATATAGGGGCCAACTGTAATGGGTTGGGTATAGTAAAAAGCTAAAAGAATGAAACTCTGCAAATAGAGTGGAAATCGGCAATCCGCAGCCAAGTTACTCGGGAAACTGAGTAAAAGGTTCAGAGACTAGATTGGATATCTAAGTGTGTTTTAGGCACATATGATAAGCCGATCCGCGAGCGCCCATTGCTGGAAAGACCCCAGTAAAGATATAGTCCAACCCTTGGGGAAACTCAAGGTATAGAAGGGAACCTTCGATACTTCTGTAATTAACATTGACGATGGTATGTTTGAAGTCTTAGCTACCGCCGGTGATACTCATCTAGGTGGTGAAGATTTTGACAACCGTTTGGTCGCACATTTTGTTGCAGAATTCAAGCGCAAGCACCGCAAGGATATTAGTGGAAATGACCGCGCTATGCGCCGGTTGAAGACCGCTTGCGAACGTGCCAAGCGCACTCTGTCCTCCACTACTCAGACACCCATCGAGCTAGATTCGTTGTTTGAGGGAGAGGACTTTTATTCCAGTATTACCCGTGCCCGATTCGAGGAATTGTGCAGTGATTTATTCCGTGGCGCCCTCGATCCAGTCGAAAAGGTTTTGCGGGATTCCAAGCTAGACAAATCGCAAATCCATGAAGTAGTCCTCGTAGGTGGATCCACACGTATTCCCAAGATCCAGCAACTACTTCAAAACTATTTCAATGGTAAGGAGCTGAATAAGAATGTCAATCCAGATGAGGTCGTGGCGATGGGTGCGGCCATTCAGGCCGCTGTTCTTACTCAGACCGGTGATGAAAAGCTGGGCGAGATCTTGCTCCTAGATGTTACGCCTTTGTCACTCGGCCTAGAAACAGCCGGTGGAGTTATGACCAATATCATCACCCGTAACACCACTATTCCTTGCGAAAAGTCGCAAACATTTAGTACCTATTCCGATAACCAACCAGGTGTATCTATCCAGGTATTCGAGGGTGAACGGCGATTGACCATGGATAATAACAAGCTCGGCACATTCGAACTCACCGGCATCCCCCCGGCACCTCGTGGAGTTCCGCAAATTGAGGTCAGTTTTTCATTGAACCAGGACGGTATCCTAGTCGTCAAGGCCAAGGACAAGAACACCGGTAAGGAAAATCAGATCACTATTACAAATGAAACCGGTCGTCTCAATGAAGACGATATTAAGCGTATGGTAGATGATGCCGAAAAGTTCCGTGAAGAGGATAACAAAAAGGCTGAGCAGATCGAAGCCCGCAACTCACTAGAACAATTCTGCTACAATGTCAAATCATCGCTTACTGATGGCAAGGTCCAATTTACAGATGAAGATCGATCAGCCGTAGAAGAAAAGGTCAAGGAAACACTCGAGTGGCTTGATAACAATTCCCTGGCCGAAAAGGAAGAGTTTGAAGACCGTCAAAAACAACTCGAGAAATTCTACCATCCTATCATCCAAAAGGCTTACGCTGCCGCTGGCGGTGCATCCGGAGGTATGCCTACACCTAAAGGACCAACTCCAGGCGTCGGTGGTGATGCGGGACCCACTATTGAGGAGGTTGACTAAATCTGTATTACCCACATTTTTTAAATACATGTATCCGTGAAAATCGTTTAAACACTATTTATATCATATATACTATGATATAACGGTAAGTCTCTCTACGTCACTCACTAACTCCTTCCAGTCGTTACGTTCGTATGAGAAAAGATGTGCTAATTGATATTAAAAAAGAACTGGAGGATATAGTTCTCAAATGCAATGAATTGAATAAAAAGATAGAGTATGCTATCCAAAATGATTACGCGGATGACGTGGACGCGGAAGACGCCTCGGACGGCGATGCCGACGCGTGGGAAGACATCACTACGATCAAACCTAAAAAAGTTGTTTTGGATAAAACCATGAAAAAATTGATCAAGATTAACAAAGCACAGCCAGAACAGCGCACAGGTCCGTGGTATGAATTGAGGAAAAAGATGGTAACGGCCAGTGATGTAGCCTGTACTTTACGCAATATTCCAGATGTGTGTGACGCATATTTCAAAGAATTTATGATCAATTCCCGGGATTATTACAAAAAGTACAAAAAGGGTAGCTGTTGTAACCCCTATTCCAATAAGAAAGAATTCATCTATAAAAAGTGCAACAAAGGCAAATCTTTTACTGGAAGTATCGCCACTAGATGGGGTCAGAAATATGAACCTGTCGCGACTGAAATTTATGAAAAGCACAACAAGCTCCAAGTCCTGGAATTCGGATTGATGCCGCATCCTACTCTAGAATGGCTAGGTGCATCTCCCGATGGTATTACCGATAAAAATGTGATGCTGGAAATCAAATGCCCATTTAGACGAAAGATCACCGGAATTCCGCCGTTTTATTATTGGATACAGGTCCAAATCCAACTAGAAGTATGTGGGTTGAAATACTGCGATTTCTTAGAATGTACTATTTGGGAATATAAAACTGAACAAGATTTCCTAGATGATGCACCATCTTATGGCGATAATCACGAATTACTCGGCCAAACTTTGTATGGAAAGGATAAAGGTATTGTCGGTACTTTGGTCGATGCCTCTAAAACTTGTCAAATTTCTGATGCACAACCAGACGATAAAATCGAGGATTTCGATTTCCCTTTGACCCATTATTATCCATTCACTCCACGCGTTAAATTGGATCCACCTACAACCATCAAGGATATTTATGCTAGAATTACTAATCAATTTCGGGGGGTTCAATATTATGTCCTAGAATATGTATATGAAAAGAATCCTAAGACCAATAGGGTATCCAAGGTAACTGGCCGGATTACTTTGGCCGACGGTACGATCGAAGAAATTGTATCTACTGAAACCGCCCTATATAAAGCCAAACCAGATATATTGATGCAAGCTTGCAAAAAATATCCTGATAAACATATCTTGGTATGGACCTGGTGGAAATTGTTCGAGGATTCCACTGTCCGGATCAAACGTAACAAGAAATGGTTCAAACAAAATTCTAGCGAAATCAAACGTATTTGGGATTTGGTCTTGTACTATCGCGAAAATTCTGGCGAATTGGATACAGTTGAAGATGTCGATCCAAATGAAGATCCAGTGTCTAGCGATGACGACGAATCATCATCGGATGAAGAGTCATCGTCTATCGAACCACCAGTTCTAGATGCAATGGTTGATTTGTAATATTCCCTTATATACGAGAGTAATATTTTTGTGAAATTATTATATAGTTGTATTATATAAAAACTCACTAACTACTCACTACGTTCGTATGACTGGAACTAACAACCGTGTTCGTGTTATGAATGGCACCAAGGACCACACTTCGGGTGGCCTTAAACGCTCTGATTTGACTTATAACAAAAAAGGCCGTATTGTAAGCAAATACAAGTCGGCCGAAGCCAAAAAGAACCTCTCTTTAAATATGTGGGTCAAGGCCGCCAAAAAGGAAGGTTACCTCCAAAAGGGTGAAACCTTCCGCAAGATGCCCAAGCGTGGCACCAAGGCTCATGCCAAGATCACTAAAACCTACAATGAAATGAAGGATGCTGCTCAAAAGAAGCGTCGTTAAACTCTATCACTAACTAAAAATTTAGTAATTTTTACTTAAGGATATCGAGTAGTAGTATACAAGCACCCCGAGACTTTACTAAAAGTATGGCAAGTCTATTCGATTTTATGTCTGGCGCTGCCACCGCCACCCAAATGAAAGATACGAAATCTAGATCCAAGCTAGACGTGGCTAAAGAAAAAATCACAGCTCCTTTATTTCCGTACCAAGAAGATGGTGTAAAATGGATGATCAAGCGCGAAATGCCGACCGATGATCTTTACCGATATCCTAGAGGAGGTATTTTGGCCGACGAAATGGGTCTAGGTAAAACCCTGCAAGCCATTTCACTGATTTGTAGTGATCCACACATCAAACCGACTTTGGTCATCGCACCTAAAAGTTTGGTATTGAATTGGTGTGACGAATTCGTCAAATTCGCGCCTCACCTCAAAGTATACAAATACGATACATTCGTATCTAATCGGGGATACCCCAAACCCTCTGATACCGGTGCAGGCGGAATTGTTGAAGGCCGAACACCTATTCCTGATACATTTAAGAAATATGACGTTGTTATTGTCCCGATTACCCTGATTGTGGATAAATCAGATGATGATAGCACTAAAACGTCGTTAGGCACCACCAAAACTACTCAAAAACTTAAAAAAACCATTTTCCACAAGCTCAAGTGGGGCCGGATTATCATTGACGAAGGACATATGATAAAATCCAAAAAGTCCAAACGTGCCAAATCAGCCAAGATGCTTATTTCGCCAATCAAGTGGATTTTGACAGGTACTCCAGTACATAACCGGGTAGAGGATTTCTACTCTTTGATGGAATTCATTGGTATTAATGTCAAATTGCTAGGTAGTACCGATGTGTTATTATACAAAAAGACATATCTGAAACGTCGGACCAAAGAGGATGTTAAGCATTATAACGCCAAACTAGATATTCCTCCGCCTGATTTCCAGATTATCAACGTGGATTTCGAAACAAAGGCCGAACAGGATTTCTACCGTAATATTTTCCAAAACTCCCGTGAAAGTATGTCCAAGTTGATGTCCGGACAAGTCAATATGATGGATTGTTTTGAGTTGCTGTTGAGATGCCGGCAAGCCTGCATCAATCCCCAACTGTTTTACAACGGAATGTACCGTAAAGAATCCGCTAAATACACAGATGAATCTAGCCGGATAGGAGAGGTCCAAAATGCCACCGAAAAACCGGTCAAAGAAACTTGGGACGGTAACGTTACCAAGATCAATTGCCTCCGGAAATTGCTGCAATCACATCCGGATGATAAGACGTTAATTTTTTGCAATTTTACCGAAGAGATCCACATTTACATGGACACTTTTAAAGATGAGTTCAATGTAGTTCAGCTCATAGGCTCTATGGATGCCAATGAACGCGACCTCGCCATTCAAAAATTCATGAATGACCCCGAGTGCAAAGTCTTCTTTATCCAGTTGATGTGCGGAGGTGTTGGACTGAATTTGTACAAGGCCCGTTATGTATATTTCACTTCACCTTACTGGACTCCTTCTCAAGAAGAACAGGCGTGGTGTCGGGCACATCGTATCGGTCAAACCGAACGCTTGGTAGTTCGGTATTTGATCAGTTGCCTCCCTGAAGATTCTAAAAACCCGAATTTAACCACCGAAACTATTGAGACCCGTATATTGTGCACACAGGATAAGAAGCGTGATATTATTGCCGAAATTCTGGATGATGACCGGATTACTGAACGCAACTTTGGCGGCAACGGTCTCGGAATCCGCGATTACCGTTCTCTATTTACTTTATAAACTTTTTCACACTACTATTATATATACTATGTATATATACTCGAAAGCTCTAGGTCACTCTCGGTCGTATGGACATACGAACAAATTTAATAAATACTATTCTAGGCACCTACGGGTGGCCTGCTAAAAAGGCTATTGAATTAGCCGAATATTCAACGTCCCAGTTATGGGGCATTTTAAATAAATCTATTGTATCCAATTATGGTGTTGAGGGTGAAGATTTATCATACACTTATGGGGATATACAAAATAATAATGTTGAAAAATTCGCCAGAATAATCCCACTGGTTGACACGACTACGTTGCACGTTATTTTAGCAGATGCTGCTGCTAAAGGACAGAAAGACATTGTAAAACTTATATTTGACCTAAGAAATGATATTGATCCTCATAACTCAAAACCATTTGCAGAAGGTAATCCACTTACTTTTGCAATTGAAGGTGGGAATTATGATATAGTTAAATTATTTTTAGAACATCCAAAAACTAAAATAGATGAATTTGATTTAGAAATTGCGATATCACACAATCATCTAAAAATTGCAGAATTGTTGTTACAAACAACGCAGTTTGATAGTGATGGTATTAAGATGATTATAGGTACTCATGGATTAAGTGGAGAAAGTCTAGATATGATTTCCAAATATTACCCAAAAGAAGGATTCTCATATCAATTATATAATCATATTATAAATGATTACCATACTGATGAAGATAAAATTCTAAAGTTGTTAGAAGATCCAAGAACTGATCCGTATATGTATGGAATAGAAGATATATTAATATATTTGGCTGGACATGGTATAGATAAAGTTATAAAAATATTATTAGAAAAATATGGGGTTGATCCATCTATTGATAATAATATAGCAATTAAACATGCAGCTGACAATTGTTTACCTGAAACAGTAAAAATACTATTAGAAGATCCTAGAGTTGACCCTAATGTCCATGATGTTCTTAATTACCCTATTATGAATGAGTGTTTTGATACTGTTAGAGTTTTATTAAAAGATAGTAGGATTGATCCATCTAGATATTTAGATCATATTTCAGATGTAATGAAATACTTAATTTATGTATATCGTCCAGAATTAGAATCAAATGGCATTAGAATTGATTTTACCAAAAATGAACTCGTAGAACATTTTGAAAAGTGTTATAACAACTATTATACTATTTTGGACAATCAAGCCGATGGGTCTTTAAACGCCAGGTTATCCCAATATAATCTAGATGGGTTATCCCATTTACCTAAAAAAGTTATCAAGAATGTCTTAGAATGGTATGATGCAAATTGGGAAAACATTTTGCAAAATGACTTGGATTTACCGTTTACCCAGATGGTCTACAATAAAAATCACCAGAGATTTATCAAACAATTTAATCAATGGGCTGATAATATGTTATTTGACAAAATTTTAGAAAAGAAATCCAATGAAAAGTGTACCTGGGATGTCCCCAGTATTCTCAAATATTGGTTTACGTATACCATTCTAGACACTCGCAAAGAAACTAGAGCTTATATTGAAAATGTCCGTAATAATTATGATCTATTTGCCGAATATTTACCGAATGTCAAATATGTCAATGATTATATCGATTTGTTAGAATTGTTTTTCTTTGATGAAATCCCAATCAATCAACT